TCCGATGAAGGCTCCAGAAGGAGCACGGTTGCGTGATGATCTAACAGCAATTGAGCACCTCGATGTCTGGATGATGTATCAGCGGCACTGGTGTGAGCATAAGCCATCTGTGACCATCTCAGTCAAAGAAGATGAATGGATGGACGTAGGGGCTTGGGTGTTTAGGAACTTCGATGAAATCTCTGGTGTATCCTTCCTGCCTTGGGCTGGTGGCACATACCGACAGGCTCCTTATGAGGAATGCAATAAAGAGCAGTACGAAGAGATGCTCTCTAAGATGCCTAAAGATATTAAATGGGACGACTTAGTCGAAGTAGAAGACAATGTCGAAGGTGCACAAACATTAGCCTGCGTTGCTGGGCACTGCGAGATCTGACATGACAGTATTACTGCACATCATTGGTGGTTGTATGTTGGGGTTTGAATACGTTGATGACTTTGAAGAGGAACACTGTGTCGTCATTGACCTGTTCATCCTCAGAATAATGGTTTTTTGGTAGTCTAGGGTGTAGTACTTAACGGGCCTCTTCGGAGGCTCTTTTTTTATTCTTTCTCGTACATCTCTCTTTCGTGCTTACGGCGTTTGACAAGGCCGGGGAGTTCCCTACCACCAGCCTTTGTCCATGCCATAAAAGCCTCCGCAGCGCCAGTAAAGTCGCCACGGTTGTGCTTCATTCTTATTGTGCTTCTTTGGAGGTTGCCGAGGCCAACGTTGAAGCTAAAGCTGACCAATGCGTCAAAGCGGCCTTGGGTAAGTCCTTGAGGGCATAGTCTAAGCACGCCTCGTTCAAAGATAGCCAAGTCTGCTGCCAAGATTCCATCGACTTCTGCCATTGTGAGAGTTCGATCCCACCCATCAGGGATTGCAAGTCCTTTACGTTCATCTAGTTTCACCTTTATATGATTAGGGTCAATGACATGACCAACACCAACAGTCCACAGTAAAGCAGGACAGCGATAGGGACGAAATCGTACTCCTTCATCCTTCTTGATGCCCTCTATACACTCTTTTGATACATTCACTTCTTGCCCCACTGACGAGAACCAAACCAGAAAGCAATGATTCCTGACAGCAAAGCCATTTCATCTTCAGAGAAGATAACATCCGTAGCTGCGATAAACTGCTCTACAGACATACTGCCGAGGCCACCCTGTAATAGGAAGTAGGTAAGCCCCATATTGATTAAGACCAACTCTAGCACAAAGATAAAGGTCACTGTTGGCCTGACAATGCCATTAAGATTGACTACCCACGATGATGCACGAGCCATAATAGCCTTATCGTGCTCCAGAGCAGCCCCCTGGCGGTCTGCATCGGTCTGTAGGGCAATCTGGTCTGTCCTGATCTCTTCGACCTTCTGCTGGGCTATGTAGCCCCTCTCAGCCAGTGCCAGTTCACGCTCAGTCTGCATCTGTGCTAACTTAAGTTCCTGTGCCTTATCTGCCTTGTCTTGGAAGAAGTTTAGAATCTGTGGCAGTCCAGAGGCTAGAAAGCCGATAGCGGAGGAGATTAGTGATAGCATAGGGTTCCTTAGGGTTTGTAGCCCATTACATAGGCAAAACTAACAATCAACAGTGCGGCTATGAAACAATACATCTTTAGTTCAGCCAGCTTCTTTAAGTCTCTGCCAAACTCGTCAGTCAGGTTCTTGTTATCAGCTAAGATACGCTGTTTAATCGTTTCTATCTCAGACCAAGCAGCAGGGCCATGCTTCTCGATGATGTCTCTTTTGAGTTCTTCTTCTATCTTCTTAATTTCGTATAGTCCTCGCCATTCTTCAACGGCAGAAAATACAGAAGTGTCTTTAGGCCTATTTAACTGCTTCTTGCGAAAAGCGGCTCTAGCCTGCACATCAGCCTTGCCAAGGTCTTGGATGTCCTTAGTGACTGACTCCAGTTCCTTACCAACAGCCAAAGCCTCTTTGATGCCAGCGACCGCAGCCTTGGCAACTTGAGTGACTGGTTCGCTCATAGTTACTGCCCCGGCAACGGGATAGGTTCGTATCTCTGTTTTTTCTCTTCTTCGTCTGGAAGCGGTATTGGAGAAAAGGTCTGCTCAGGAAGAGTAATATTAGGATTTTCTTCCCCGCCAGAAGTAAGAGTCTCAAAACTTCTTTTTAAGTTAAGAGCAGCATCTGGAAGTTTTATATCCCTAGCCCTTAGTGTTTCTAACTTTTTAATTGTTTCTTGCCCAGCCGGAGACATTTTTGCAGTCTTTAAAAAGTCCTTGCCTTCAGGTGTCAACAAGATCCTGAGGACATCTGTATCTTTTAAATTAGAGGCCATGTCATTAAAGAGCCTCAGAGCAACGTCTGCGCCTTTAGCTGCTTGATAGCCTAAACCTGCACCGACTACTGCCTGACCCTTTGCTATTGCCTCTCCAGAAAGAGGAGCACCTTCCTCTGGAACACTACGAATCTTCATGTTGTATCTAAAGAACTTTGTGGCATCGTCCATTCTTTGAGCAAATTCTTTTGCATTTGTGTCCAAAGAAAAGGCAAGAATATCACGCTCTTCAGGCTTTAATGTGTTATACTTTGTTGTAAGTTTCTCAAAGTCGATACCAAAAGTACCATCATCTAGCTTTTTAGTAGAGCCTTCTAAAAACTTATTGTAGTAGGACAGTCTTAGCCTATCTACAGCCTCTGGCGCTTGTGCCTCAATAAAAGGAAGTACCTTATTTCTTTGATCTGTAGAAAGGCCTTTAAACAGGTCTGAGAAACTAGCATCGTCTAACTGATTAAAGTTCACATTCCTAAGTTTCTCTGGTAACCCCTGAGCAACAAAGTTATTGTAGTTAGTATAGCCCTTTTCAACACTGTCCCTGGCCTGTCCTAAATACAAGGATGCTTTTCTAACATCGGTATTTGCTGATTTAGCCCCTATAGCCAAATCTTGTTTTAAACCACCAAAGACTACCGCAGCAATCCTTTGTTGGTCTGAGCGAGCAACGTCCTTAAATACGTTCTCTTCTCCAGATGCTTTACCAAATGATGAAAGATTTCCTTGAATCTTTTCTACTGTGGTTAAAGGCAACATCTGACCATTAAACTCAGTCATCATACGACCTTTAGAGCGTTCTAATGCAGACGCAGCCGCAATAGCACTATCTGTTCCTACGTTTCTAAACTCCCCAATTAAGTCATCCATCCTCTTAATTGTCTCATCAATTGAAATAGACGGAGCACCTCCTAAAACGTCTTTTGCCCTGTTAAATTTATCTTGGATAGGCTTACCAGTAATGTTATACTGTAGTGCCCCTAGTTTCTGTCTAACAGCGTTGAAAATAGGTTCGCCAATTTTACCTTCTGTAGCAATAGGAGCCATTCCAGAAAGTGTCTTACGCTTTGCGGCATCTTCTAAGACATTTAGTATTTCTGCCGTTGCTGGGTTATTTTTCAATCGCTGGATAAGTGCCGCTGTCTGAGGATCACTGCCAGACTGCCCTCTAAGCATAAACGTAGCAAGAGTATTTTGATCATTCTCAGGGAGATTTTTAACTAAGTCTCTGGTTTGTTTTGCCGTCAGTCCCGCACGAGTAACTTGGTAAAGTCCCTGAAGCAACTGACCTGCACCAAGAACACCAGTTGCTATTCCAGTTTCATCGGCACCCCCAGCAAGAGCATAGGCACCAGACTGTACCGCTGTTCCAAAAGGAGTTCTTAATGGAATCTGAACAGCACCTCTAGCAGCGCCAAAAGGAACTTGTTGCTCTTTTGTTGCCGGTCTTGTAGGAATACCAGCAGTAGCTACCTCTTCTAGTGCTCTCTTTGAGAATGACGGCTGACCTGTAACAGAAGCAACAATGTCTAAAGGCAATGCAGCAAGTTCTGTAGCGCCGGTTAAAAGGCCTCCAGCAATGCCTTTTACAGTGCCTATCTTCTTTTCTGCGTTTTCAACAAAACTTACAGTTCTCTCTAACTGAGTAATTCGTGCCTTTGCTTCGGCTGTGTTTTTAGACTCTAAAGACTTAATTTCATCTTTAGTTTCTTTTAACAACTTTGCATACAGTTCTTTAGCCTGTTTGTTTGTTTCAAACTGACCTGTAGCAATACGAACTCTTTCATCGTTTGTTAACGCTACCATAACTGTCCTTATCTATTGTAGAGTTCTAAAAACTTCTTTTTAAATGCTTCTCTTCCTAATGTTTTCCAGCCAGCGTTTTCAGGCCTGTTAAACTCGGCATCAATAACCGAATCAGGAACTGGTTGTTTTTTCTCTGTGTCTGCTCCGTCATAACTAGTAAAGAAACCCTTTGGAAGAGACACGCCATATGTGCTATAAAGACCAGATAAACGAGCTTCTTTAGACTTTTGTGCCGCTGTTAGTTTTTGTTGCACTCTTTTTAACTGCTCTGTTGCTGTTTTAGTATCGTATTTATCAAAGTTTCCTAAGAATTCGTTCATGGCACGGACAGCGTCTCCCTCTGTCTGTACCCCAACGTTTAGATTAAGTCGAGCATTTCTAAGTGTTTCTAATGCCGTATTAAACTTACTGTAAGCCCTGGCACCTTCATCACTAGATCCAGAAAGAGTTTTTAACTGATTTGCAAAGTTTTCTTTCAATCCAAGTTTTAACTTACCAGATTGTAAATCCGTAAGAACGCTGTTAACTTCCTGCGCTCCAAAAGCAATACTAGAAGCCGAATCAGCTTCTTTCAGAGCAACTGGAACCAAAGAAGCAGGCATTCCAGAACCTTCTGTTTGTTTCTTTAACCAACTAACTCGGTAAGCCTGACGTTGTTCTACCGGCAATGTTTCCAAGATACGCTCAAACTGTGTGCCCTCTCCCTCTTTAGGGCGTGGTACTAATACAGAATAATCTTTTCCACCAGTTCTTTGAAAGGCAGATATAGACTCTGTTGTATAGTCTGATGGGTTAACCTTACCAAAAGGACCGGCATCTTTTTCGGGCGCTAAGGCTTTTATGGTAGCAAGTGTTTTAATACCAGCATCGGGAGCACCAGCAGCAAACAAGTCAGAAGCAATCTTTTGTAAAACAGTTGGGTCACCAAAATTCTGACCTTGATAGTTTTGCAGTACAGTTTCTATCTTTTGTGCCTGCTGTAACTGCGGATTTTTCACTTCTGGAAATAGGCTTTTAGTAATTTGTTGTCCTGCTTTGGAAGCAACATCACCAAACCGTAAGCCAGCTTGGTACAAAGGAGCAAACACACCAAACTGACCGCCTTGTTGTGCAATTTGCTGGTTCCGAAGAAAATCTCTTTCCTCTTCTTCCTTTAACTGAGCAGCAATTAACTGCTGAGGTGTCGGTCCAAATAATGAAGTAATAGCCATGTTTATTCCTTAATTAAGAAGTTCCATACTGACCAGCTTGGCTTGCTTGTGCAAATGGGTTTGTGTTGCTAAACGGATTAAAACCATAAGTAGCCTGTAAACCAGCAGGAGAACTAGGGCCATAAAGCTGATTAAACAATTGCTGTTGCTGTTGTCCACGAAGGAACTGTTGACCAGTACTAGAAATATTCTGAGCCATTAATGACGGACCGACTAATGAGCCTTGCAACTGAGTCTGTGCAGCGTTTAATCCACCAGTTAATAAAGACTGACCAACATTAGCGCCGGCAGTAGCTGTTCTTCCTCCCAACTGAGCACCTATATCCAAAGGCTGTTGTGCTGCCTGCTCAAGCAACTGAGACACACCAAACTGTGACTGGAGTGGTCCTAGAGCCTGAGTCTGTAATCCGTATTGAGTTCCAAAGAGACTAGCACCTGTGCCAAAGAGACCAGCACCAAAGCCAATACGCTGTTGAGCAGCTTGATCAGCATTAGCAGCTAGTTGTAGGTCTTGTGTACGTCTTGCTCCAGCTAGTGCAGCTAGTTCAGGCTGACCTCCACCACCAATATTAAGACCAGCACGTCCACGAGAAAATACAGAAGCTCCTAAACGCTGTTCTTCAGCAGCCCTCATTGGATCAAGAAGCGCATACTGTTCTGCAATATATTGCTGTCGGGCTTGTTCAGGAGACGTAGCCAAGTACTGAGATCCTAGCCCAAAGAGACCTTGACCAGCAGCACCAAGAGGAGCACCCAAGGCTGCTGCTTCTTCTGCTTGTCCTAAGCTTGTTCCATATAGAGCAGATAGCCTATTCTGCAGTGCTTGAATCTCTGGAGAAGCTGTGTAGCTTGCACCAGATAATCTGCCTTCAGGACCAAACTGAAACTGAGAAGTGCCAAACCTAGTAGACATTCCTACTGGTCTAAACCTCTGCTCTTCAGCGGCTATCCTAGCTGCTTCTAATTGCGCTTGAGCTGAAGCATTAGCTGCTTTTGCAGCAGACCTTCCAGCCATACTACTGCCAAGTAAACTAGCGCCTCCTATAATTGCTGCTGCTGTGATAGGCATAATACTACTCCTTAATTAAAACTTCATCAATATTGTTAATGTCTGTTTCGTTGGTAGAGTGGATACAATACCAAACACAGTCTTCTAATGCTAAGATACCATGATGTTTATCGGCTTTGATATTAAAACAATGAGGCGCTTCAATATCAAAAACTTCATCATCTACTACAACTTTTACCTTGCCCTTAGCAAGTATTGATAGGTGGTCATGCTTATGCTTGTGTTGAACAATCTGAGAACCTTTAGGAAACAAGCACTCCTTAGCATATAAGTTATCTGAGAAATGATGTGTAATCATGTCTTCATAATGTAGCAAAGAGCATAGTACGGTGGTAGGTTAGCGTTAGTAGCTGACGAGCCAACCGTGCTGTTAGAAACAGTAATACCAGTTGTAGAAGATCCTGTTGTTTGGGATACAGAGAACGAACCTGCTGGACCACCTAGTGCATAGTTAGATGAGCCTGATCCACCAGAAGGAACGGAGTGCGTATGGCCTGTGTCTGTAACGGTAGCGGTGTGGGTGTGTGATACAAGTACAGCATCTTTAGAACCGCCAGTGTTTCCTACAGTAACTGTACCAGCAGAAGCTGAGATAGCCGTACTTGCAAAAGATTCTCCAGAACTTAAAGTATATGTTCCGGCACCGCCTGTACCAGTTCCAAGTGCAGTAATGCTAATACCAAAGTCAATACCAGTGCCAGTTAAATATTGACCAACCGCTAAGGTTCCAGAAGCAACCGCTGATACTGTTAAAATAGTAGAATTGATAGTCAGTGTTGTGCTTGCTAGTGTATAAGTACCTGTCAAACTAGTTGATGCTAATGTTTGACTAGCACTTACCGTATAAGTACCAACACCTCCAGAAGTTCCTGTAAGTTGACTTACGATTGTAGTGCCTGCTGTTACCGAACCTCCAGTAAGTACCTGCCCGTTAATAATAGTGCCAGAAGAGACAGCAGTTACTGTTAGAGTTGTACCAGATATAGAACCAGTAAAGGAAGAAGTAGATCCAGTATAAGTAAGTGTATAAGTTCCTGTAGTGCCTGTGCCCGTGCCAAGTCCTGAAATTGTAGTTGTATTATCCAAAGAAGCGTGGGCTACAACATCATTTACCGCAAGTGTTCCAAAGGACACAGCAGAGACAGTAAGAGTTGTACCAGAAATAGCACCAGTTACAGAGGCTCCAGCAGTTCCTGTAGCACTAGCAGCTATAGAGCCAGCACCGATAACAAACCTACCACGAAGATCAGGAGTTGAGTTTGTTCCATCACACAACACCCACCCTGAAGGGATGCTTGCCTGAGAGCCAGACCATAGCGTAATCACACCAGCAGGTAAAGAAGCAGTAATAGAACTGTTTACAAAAGCTGTGGTAGCCAGTTGTGTTGTGTTTGTAGCAAGGGCTGCCGTAGGCCCCGATGGAGTTCCTGTAAAGGTAGGGTTATTGCTGTCTGACTTAGATGCTATAGCTGAAGCAATGGCGGTATATTCGGTATCAATCTCAGTACCTTTGATTACCTTTGCTGGATTACCGCTGTTAAGACTGTCTTTAACGGCAAAGTTAGTTGCTTTCGTGTAATTGCTCATACTATTTTCCCTTGTGCGACATAGACATCGATTTTCTGAATAGAAAGAGGATCACCATTTAAGTCTGTTTCTAAACCCAATTGTAGAACAGCGCCGTTACCGCCTGCGTTGATCTGGAACTGGTCTAGGACCACACCATTGGAGAACTCAGCAATATTGTATTCCCCCACATTATACTCGTAAACTACACCTGTGTCAAGTAATTTTGTTTCACTATTGTAATTTTCTTTATAATCAAATCCCCATTTGATGGCTACAGCGTCCCCAGAACCACCAATAATTACAAAGCCTATCTTTTTAAGAACTTTTAAGGCTGTTGGGTTACCAAAGTCAAAATAGTTAGTATAGTATTGCAGACGGTAGGTAGAGGCGTTATCTAGGTGTCCATAATACTTACCTATGTACCCAGGCTTGCCTAGCAATAGTTCTTTATTTTGACTAACAAATAAGGCCTTTGGATCAAGGCTATCCCAGATTGTGACACGGGCAGAGCCGTCCTGAAGAGCACCTCGCATATCAAAGCAGTAAGTAACCTTGGTTGCTGGCAGTGTAAGTAAGTAAAAAGCATCCCTGTCATAGTAGACAGACTTAATAGTGCTGGCTGTCTCTGAAGCCACAGCAGCAATGAGGTCATTACGGACATTCTTGGACATATCCCGCATAGGCAGGGACTTCTCTTGAATGACCCGCTGGAGACTACGAACACCAGAGTCCGATAAGAAGACAATATCTGTGCCTGTGTTCTGCACAGAGTCCCTAGCAATACAGCCTACGTTAGGGATAAAGTCTGCCAAGGCCAAGGAAGTGACATCTATGGGGTTGCTGTAGATAGCAATATTGTTCCTACCAAAGATGATTAGGAAGCCGTTGTGGGCCGCTAGAGCGATAATCTGATCATTATTAGGGAATACAGAATTGATCGATAGAGAGCCTGAGTCACCACCTTGGAAGTCAGAACCGTCTAAGAGCCTACTAAAGTACACAGTCTGCCTATCTCCAGCAAGGTCTGCCATCCAGATACGACCATAGGCGGCTAAGGCACAGTTAGGCTTAAAGTCGGATATAGAATACCCTGTTGGCAGTGTACCAACATCTCCTAACTGCTGAAAGCCAAAGGAGCCGGAATGTGAGTGCGGGTTAGCAATAGTGGTCACTGTGCTGGTCAGGGCATCAGAAACTGTGTATCCTGTACCGGCAGTAGAGACTGTCACGGTGGCTACACCAGTACCGCTTAAGGTTGCTACAGTTAGTTTAGCACCAGTTCCTGTACCGCCTGCCATAGTTAATACATCGCCAACACTGTAGCCAGAGCCAGCAGCGGTTACAGAGACTGCAGTAATTGCACCGCTACTTACTGTAGATACAGAAAAGGTAGCGCCAGTGCCTGGAGTAGGTAAATTATGGAAGACCAGTACAGGGTGTCCTGCTTGGACCATATAGGCATGGGAAATAGCATCAGCACCATCCCCATAGGGCAGAGCCGCAGCTTGCCAGTTATTGCTGGTTATTGTGTAAGCCACATCAGCGGTATTAGCCTGTGTTCTAACAGTCTTAGTGGTCATGGTTGTGGTGCCAGTAAACAATTTATTATTACCGGCACTGATGGTCTGGTTACCACCAACGTCAATCATCTCAAATATAAACTCTACAGGGTTAGCAGCACCTAAGTCTGTATTAACCGCTGAGTTTACAGGAGTCCAGCCACGCCTTGCACCAATACGACCATACCTATCGATAACACAGTTCTGTGCCTTCAGAGCATACCCTGAAGACAGTTGAATACTGCTTTCTTGCGTGTTTAGGCCTAGAAAGCCCGGAGCAGCAATAGTAGCGGTCTGTATTCTCTTCATTAAATTGAACCCCAGATGAGTTCTTCAGGGTAACGATTAGCCTCAGCAGCTATGTGGTCTGACAGAGACTGGCGATAGAGTTCATAAGCCTCAACACTGTTTACTCCGTTATCCTCGCCACGCTCATTGAGTGCTTTGGCATAGGCTAAGAATATCACAGGCTCTGCTGGAACCTTGATCTGTGTTGAAGAAGCTGTAAATTCTGCCTGTGGCTTGATAACGTTAAAGTAGATGTTATAGACACCATCAGGGATCGGATAGAGGTCTACCTGAGTATCTCCGTTGGAGTCTACTCCGTTAAAGTTATAACGATCAGGAGAACCAACCAAGACTGTTCCACTGTTTAAGAACAACTCGTCCATCTTCCTGGTTGTCTCATAGTTTAAGAACCAGTCAGACTCTGAGTTAATAACATCAATAACCTTAAACCGCTGACCAATACCAGTTAATACATAGTTAAACAGGCTAGCGTTAGTGGTTACCGTCAGTGTCTCAGACAGAGCATTCCAAGTGTAGGCATCCTCAACCTGCCGTTTAGCATCGTTGACAAATCTGCCAATAAGTTTAGAATAGGCATTGTCA